GCGTAGGCTAGATATGGAGAACAAACGTGCAAATTAGTTTTAATGGATTGGAATCCCTCAAAGAACATGAGGGCTTTAGGGACAAAGCCTATCTAGACACTGGTGGTGTCTGGACAATTGGCTATGGAACAACTATGTGTTCTGGAAAACCCGTTGAAGCAGGGCAAACTTGTACTAATAAAGAAGCATTAGAGTGGCTTAAACAAGACACAGCTTGGGCTCAAACAGCAGTTAATCAACTTGTGTCTGTACCTCTAGCTCAGAATATGTATGACGCTCTGGTGTCTTTTGTTTACAATATTGGTGTAACAGCCTTTAGAAATAGCACCCTCCTGAAGTTGCTAAACGAAGGAAACTATCGTGGGGCCGCTAACCAATTTACTAGATGGGTATTTGATAATGGTAAGGAAGTTCCTGGGCTTGTCTCCAGGAGACTTGTAGAACAAAGCATGTTCACACAAAAGTAGTAGAGATTTATCTCTATAAAGCCAGTATCTGGGATATCGCTTTATGGCTTATGAGCACTTCCATATTATAGGAGTGCACTCTTGTTGAGAGTTTCTCAACTTAGGAGAATGTAATGAGCGATATTGTAACTGATCCCACAGGTAAAACTGTAATTTCTGATAATGGTACTAATAACAACGGATATGGTTTTGGACTAGAAGCTAAAGATGTTTCTTATTTGAATGCTAATTTTAGTGCTCAAACAGACCGTCATGTTCTAGATGCAATCTGGAGCACTGCAAAGAGTTCTGAGCTTGCTGTAGAGAAAACAGCAGCCGCAACAGCCGTAGCAATTGAAAAGATTGGTGCAGCTTCTGCACTACAAGCTGCTATTAACACTGCTGCTGTCCAGGCTGCTATTGCAACAAATAATGCAGAACTAAAAGCTACTATGTTGGAAGTTGAAGCACGAGCAGTTCGTGATGATCTTGCCCAAGTTAGAGCAGCATTTACTGCCTATAAAGCTGCAAAACCATAAAGTAATTAGATAGTTGAAAGGCCCCTTTCGGGGCCTTTTTCATTTACGGGCTTTTATACCATACTCATGCAACAACCTTAAATCGTATGAATCATAATCCTTAGCATCTTTATACTCCACACGAACCACCATGTCCTGAGATGTCACAGATGTCGTGTTCTTCAAACACTGTTCCTTGGTGCTTGATGGCATTTTCATAGGAGCACTCTGTAATGGGTTGACCTCCTCGACTTCCGTCTGGATAACACGTAAATCCACGTAGTCGTGGTGCATACTCGCTAAGGACTTGAGCAAACTTCCCAACGTCTTGCTCTGAATTACCTTTTGAACCCCAGGAAGGGAGGTTAATGGTAGAGCTGATTGACATATCAACGTAATCTTGAATGTCTGCTTGGAACTTAATTCGTTGTTCATAGTTGTGACTTAGTTTATATGCTGTATCTACTGATTCTGGTGCAACTCCGGTGTCCTTGATGATTCGGTCGGCTGTTGCATCGACGACATACATATACTTCCATTTAGTGCCTTCTGTGAGGAAACGCCTTTTGTATGCCACTGCAAATAGAGGCTCAATTCCCGTTGTAGTTGACGCAAGGATACCAATTGTACCTGTCGGGGCAATTGCTCGGTAAGCAACCGGACGTGAGATATAAAATCGGTCACAATGGTCGTTAGCACTTCGTTCGGATTCGTCCCTGTAAACTTTGAGCCATTTATGTAGTTCATCTGTTACCTCGTATTTTTGTCCTCGTTGAAGGAGCCATTCGTGAATACCCATAAGGCCGAGCCCGAGCCGTCGATTTTTCTCGCGAACCTTATATACTTTTTCGTATGGTAAGTCAGCTCGCAAAGTTCCGCAGACGAGGAACTTGGACGCCAAACACACGATACTCTTGAACTCCTCCAAATTAGAAATATTACCGAGATTAATACTCCCAAGATTGCATACGTCGCTGTCATCCTCGGAAGTAACTTCCGTGCAAGCATTCCGTAGGGTTTCATTTTGTTTAAGTCCAAAGTTAAAGGAAAATCCGGGCTCCCCTGTCTCCATTGCTTGGCGAACATTCTTTAGAAAGATAGGATTGTTTTCTAGATGATTAGTAAATCCAGTATGTTTATCCCATGTTTTTCCCAAAGCAGCATCATCATAGTTGACACTAATATTAGTCATATCTAATGGACCAGGAAAATTAAAGTCTTTAGTTTTATTTTCTTTAATTACATCCGACCAATTTTTTGCTCTAAGGAACAGAGGAATGTCTTCATGTTGCCAATTGAGACTAGCGTAGATTGCACTACGTCGGCTTCCGCCCTGCATAACATTCCGTCCGATTTCATTGATAGCCGACATAAGGGGGATAGGCCCACTAGCGATGCCACCAGTCCTTGATAGAGGCTTTCCAGATGCGCGTAGTCGTGAATAGTCAATTCCAATTCCACCCCCAGTCATTAAACAAGACATAGCCCGCCATGTTACGTTGCTCCACTCTTCTCTGGTATCTTCTTCAGCTCGAAGTAAGTAGCAATTGTTGTAAGCTTTATAGGGCCTTCCTGCGTAATACAGGTATCGTCCGCCCGGGATGAAACGCATTTCTTTAATGTGTTGAGCAAGTTCTTTTCTATCTGAGTCAGACATAAGAACTGGGAGAGTTCCCCCTCTACTTCCACATACATCTTCAACAAGGCGTTCGGAGAGGGCATCCCAAGTGTCGTTAGGTCCTTGGGCGTATTTGTTTCGGAAAATTTGTCGGGCGAATTCTGTCTTAAATCGGTCAATTTGCATCTTCTTTAATTGCTTTCAAAATAACTTGTAATGAACCTTCGTTTTCTTGTAGATGAACAGTTTTGAAATTCCCAGGCCAAACAAAACGATAGTCTGTTCTGGCACTTTCTCCGACTTCTTTATACACATCCTGGTCTAGAAAAGTAAAGGTTTCTCCTGTTAGTATTCGTGTATGTCCTGGATCACCCCATGCCCAAATACTTTTAGCATCTGGTACAAGGATAAACATATGTCCATTATTCTTTAGAACACGCCAATATTCAGTGAATTCCTCAAAGAATGTTTTCCAATCTCCTTGCTTACCTAGATGTTCAAGAACATCGTAGGCATGTACTTCATCAAAGAAATCGTCTTGGAAGGGTAATGGACGTTGGTTTAAATCATAAAGAATATCTGGACTACTATTGGGGTCTATGTCTACCCTGATTACATTATTCCAGAATGGTTTTTCTTTAAACCAAAGTCTCTTCTTTAAAAAACTACCACACCCTAGGAGTAGTTCCATCATCTTCCTTTAGAAATTCTTTAAGTTCTTCCTGACGTTCTTTATCACTTTGAATACGTAAGCGAAATTTAATACTCTTACTATGGTTAAGACTAAGAGCTTCCTTTTCTTTCTTCTTAGAAAGCTTAGTCTTCTTCTCGGATGAGTGCATACAATTTTTCTTGGTTATCTTCAATCTTATCTAGGAAGCTGTCTACTAAGTCTTTACTACTAATCTCTAGGATTTCTACAAGAGTAACCTCATCAAGTGTTCGTAGGTATTCTAATAATTCGTATTTGTTCACCTATCACTACCCGTTCCAATAATTAGCCCACGAGTATGACGACTTTCCAGCTTATCTAAATTACCTTGAGCAACCTCTTCCAAAGTCCACCCGTTATCCAGAGCAATGGCAGATAGATACCAAAGAACGTCTCCCAGTTCTTTATGTAGCTTAGTTACGGCTACATCCGGTGTGTAGTCACCTCGTAGAAGGCGTTTAAACACCCCTGCAACCTCACCAGCCTCTTCTAGAATACCCATGATACGTTCCTCAGGTGGAGAGGCTGTAATTCGGTATTTAGAGGACTGTGTTTGATAGTCGTTAAGTAGCATTTAATACCTCAATAAGTTTTTCAATATAATGGATAGACTTCTTTAGTTCTTGTACTTGTTCATCTTTCTTCCCCATACGCATTAAATACTTTAATGCCCCATGGCGATAGACACCAATCTGCTGCTCAACAGGCCAAGTATCTGCCACGTCCCACGGCTCAATTTTCAATTCTTTGTAGTGAGAACCTCCCACCATATAATCTTTAGCACTCACAGATACTTTCCTTTTAAATATTTTAATGAAACGGGCATAAGATCGAATTCACCATCTTGAACATCATGAAGCATGAGTATACCATGCCAGTGTTTATTACCTTGTGGACCTAAATACTCTTCTTCATGCTCATAGCAAGACCCAGCAATAACACTTGTAAGGCGCTTTCCATCAGCACGATGACCAGTTGCTATTTGGAGTCCTTGTTGGTGTCCAGCGATACAGGACATATGCTTTTTGCTGAGTTGCAATGAAGCACTTGGTGCAGGACGCCCGGCAATGCCAGTGGTAAAATAATGAGCATAGGCAACACCATTAACCACAACTGGAACCAAGAATGGATAGACTTCCCAACCCTTTTCAGCATATTTTAAATCTTCAAGCCCAATTGTTCCATCAAGTTTCGCATCGTTATTAACTGCTCGGGAGATTCTGTCTTCATGATTGCCAAGTGTAATGATGTAGCGGGGTACATATGGAGAATGCTTCGCTTTACGGCGAGTTCTGTTGTAACTTTTGATCGGTTCCAACAACACATCCATGCCTTCTTGTGTTGCTTGAATGTCAGCTTTATATCGTCGTCCCTCAAACGATTTCTTACCCATGTCATAACTAGATAAACTAGGCATATCCGAAAAATCACCAATACAAATAATGACATCTGGTTTCTTAGCCACGATGTAATTCCCGATAGCTTTAAGAAAGTCAAGATTGTCTCCTGGTCGTATTTGTACGTCTGGTAGTATAAGGTGTTTAATTGAAAAGCTCCCCTTGCTCAGGACCAGAATCATCTAATTCCTCATCATCTAGACCATAGGCTGCTGCCATTCCTGTAGCAATAAGAAAATTAACTCCAAATTGTAGAATGGCTTGTGTTTGTTCTGCATTCAATGTTGTGGTATATGTAACACCACCGTCTTCATTTAATACTGGTACGTCTATTTTCAAGTAGTTGTTCTTTCTCTATTTTAGATTTTTTAGAATGACAGGATTTGCAAAGCACTTGGAGATTGTATTTTTCACAGAACAAACCAGCAATGAATTCGTCCCAGGTACTGAAACCATGTACACCGGCAACGGGTTGGATGTGATCGACCTCAACCATTTTCTGAGGGTAGTCCGTCTGGCATCCCGCACATCTAAAGTGCTGCGCAATACGGCCTGTTGCTGTATTAACCTTCTTCTCTGTCTTTGCTTCATTTAGTGTTTCATATTTTGGGGGCCATCTTCGTGAGCCTGAACGTAGTACAGATACAATAAATGCTTTCCTACGCCCCTCAGTCCATCGTATTGGTTTCTTTGAACGGGTCTTTCCAGATGCCATTAACCTCCCTATGAATCCATAAACATTTAGCTGTCATTTCAAATTCTTCATAACATCCGAAGCAAGAAGACACTGCTGTGTAATATTCCGCCTCCGTAGAACATTGTGCCAGAATGTTGGCTGCCTTTTTAGGTCCGATTCCAGGCACCCCTTTGATACCATCAGCGGTGTCACCAACAAGACACTGATAATAAAAGAACTTAATAGCTTCTTCATTTGTAATGTGGTAACGTTCCTTTTTTACAAAGTTGTAATGCCATCCAGGGATCATGTCCAAGTCTTTATCTATGGTACAAATAATGCTAGGGATAAGAGGCATTCCTTGTTGAGGAGTTTTGCTTAGTTCTACTTGTCTAACCCCCAGCATATCATCTGCTTCACACCCCTGTGACCACTTAGCACCCCATTGGTCTGTTAGATGCTGCTTAATCTCATGTTCCCATCGTGGGCGTTTAGCAGTGATTCGATTGGCTTTATATTCAGGATAGACAGAATAGCGAAAATTATCAGGGCCACTAAGCCAGAGTTCTACATCGTTGACACCGAGGAGTGCTTGCATCTCTGAGATCATGCCATCGGCACGAGAACATGCTACCCAACATTCTTCTTCTTCAGCAGAGAAACCCGATCTAAATGCTACAATATCTGCATCAATTAAAAGTTTCATAGTTCCATCACTTCTGTAGAAAAACTAGTACTGTAAAACACCCGACTAATACCGACAGATCTCGCAAGATTCTCGCAGGCGAAGCAAGGTCTGCTGAGACCAGTGGCACCACCACGAGTGAACCGAGTAACATACAAATCACTACCAGCCAAAGAATGTAGCCGTCCTTCTTTAAGAAGTTTAAGAATTGCATGAGCTTCTGCATGTCGTGTGTTTGTTCCTAGTCTAGCAGACGGTTGTAAAGTATTATAGCCTGTGGAAAGTACTCTACCTCCTTTCACTATTACTGCCCCCATCCTATGCTGCTTATGAGTGCTTTTAAGAGCTTCTATAGCTGCCCTTCTAATTGTCATTGCCTTCAGTTGTCATAAAGCCTTGTATGTTTAAAAGCAATTAATGTACATTCTACTTCCCACATAGCCTCTGCTACACGAAAAGATTCACAAGAAACTTTCCATTTTTTACGCCATGCCCATGCATAGGCTGCGTCTAGAAATTTCTTTCGGTCTTTCTTATTTAGAGGAGGGGTTCTAACAAAATCCCCGAGTCTTATAAGGACTCGGGAAAATTGATAGTAGTCAGATGGGAAAGTGTTAAGCGTTGCTGCCCATCTAACGTGTGTCATTGATTAGTAAGGAACGTCATCCGTTTCTAAATCATTAGGTTGCTTAAACAAATCTTCTGTTTGATACACGAAATCAACAAATTGTTGTGCAACATCTAGGATTTCATTTACTTTAAATCCCTGACCAGCACCATCTTGCTGCTTACAATACTCAATTGCATTACTAATAGAACTTTGTCGAATAATGTAAAGCTGCTTAACCTTGCGTTCTTCAGGAGTTTCGTATGTACTCACGTTCGTTCGCGCAGAGCCTACGGCACCCGCCTTCACAGATACCCCTGCGTCAGCAGCGGCCGACGTGGTACTCTCCACGGAGGCCCATTGATTGAAGCCCTTATCATTCTTAGTAACTTCTACATTATACTCTTCACCAGGCTTCATGGTGCGAACCTTGGCAAAAATACCAGGGTTGCTAAACGACATAATGTTCTGTGTGCGGTTTTGTCCATTAAAGGAATAAACTACAGCAGCCTTGTCATACTTGTTCTTACCATTACGAACTTCTTCAATGTTGACTTCAACAACCTTAATCTTGAACGGCATATTCTTTCATGTCCTTTTTGTTGGGGCCAACCTGAACTTCACAGGTTAGCGGAAGAGAAAAATCGTAACCAAAATGCTTACGACATAAATCTGGTACACTCTCTACAGCTTTTTTCAAGAGCATACTAATAGTATAACAGTTTTCTGCTGGTGTGTCAATTACTAAACTGTCGTGGATGGTTCCTACAAACTTATATTCCAGGCCGGATTCTTTAAGGAGTCTTACTGCTTCAATTCTGGCAAGCATAACCAAGTCTGCTCCGAATCCCTGTACTGGGTAATTCTTGATGCAGGTAAGGGGCCACTTCCAGGCTCCGCCATCCCAGGACTGGCGGAATTCTGGAGTAAAGGCATAAAAGCGTCCAGAAGGGATTGTAAGGTACCCATCACGCTTAACGATGTCGAGTAGTTTGTCATGCCATTGTTTAATCCCTGAGTACTTGGTGTAGTAGTCGTCAATTACTTGTTGCCAGAACTTTTGAGAAGAGCTAACTCCAGTGAAATCGGGATCGTTAGCATAGCTGTACGCGCTTCCTCCATAGATGAGTCTGAATTTAAAAATCTTGGCAACCAGTCGTCCTGGCTTTCCTTCTCCAAGTCTGAAGGCAACTCTATTTGTGTCATGTATATCTACCTTATCAATAATTTCTTTGCGTAATACTTTGTCGCCGGACAGTTCCGCAGCGACAACAACCTCAAGACCTTTTACATCACAGTTAATTAGCATAACGTGAGATAAAAAACTGCTCTACCTCAGGAGGTTGGTTCTGCATGTTTGGTGCAGAACTACTTAGACGGCCAGTGACTGCAACATTTTGGTTAAATTGCCCATGAATCAAATTGTCTGTCCATTGCTTGTCGTTAAATTGTTTAAAAAGGCTCTCCAGCATTTCACAAACCTTCTGTGTTTCACTGCGCTTTTGTAGCGTAGTGAGGACGTTCTTAGCAGTCTTATTTCCCTTTAAGGAAGCTAGAGTCGGGGCATCCGTCTGATAAATCCTCGTGGGCACCGTTTTGTCCTTAGTCTTTTTAGTCTCAGTGCCGTCAATCGGGCTGAATAATGTAGGAAAAACAATCTTTTCGATATGCCACGAATTCTTCGTATATTGCTCACCCCTTTTAGGGCCACTTTTATACACCGCCTGTGCGGGAATGGCATAATCAAACTCTATCGTACCGCCATATAAGAAGCAACTGAGATGATCGCCAGAATCCCAATTAAAAGTTCCGTGGGAAATAGTAGGAAGAAGGCTGGCAAGTTGTAGCTCCAATAAACCAACTTGTTCTTTACTTGCTGTAAGATATTTTCCAGCCTTGTCAGAGTCAAATAAAAGACCATTATGCTCAATATTTGCCAATACCTTGAGGTCTTCCCCCAAGAGGTATACAAGTCGTTTTTGTTCATCGCTTAAAAGCTCCTGCTGAACCAGGAAGAGTTTCTCAGTTTGTATAACGTCCCATTCATTGTACTCTTGAAGAATTGGAATTGGAATATCATCTGTTTGAGTGCCTGCTTCCCAAAGTTCTTTAACGAGATCAATTTTAGTTTCAAGTCCATATTTAATTAAACATTCATTAAGAGAAATAAATTGGGCCTTCTGGCCGGTGTAGATGTGTTCTGCTAGTTGGCAGTCCCACACAGGATTACTTAGCCCACTAGGAAATAGCCAATGGTAATCAAATTTAAAATTAAAACCAACACAGACACTGGTATGGCCCAATCCTCGTAGGAATGAAGTGAAGTCAGGATCAGAAAAGTATTTGAAAGTAACAGCAGAGCCGTTGTGTTTGATAGCATATGATACTAGTTTATTTCTAGGGTCAAAGGGATGGCCCTTGTTATATGTTTGGGTTTCACAGTCCAAAACGGTGTAGGGTGCTTCCGTGTGGGATTCAAACCCACTACTGTCCGTGTTATCCACTACCCTTATCCTTTGGGTTACGGAAGCGTTGCATAAAAGCTCTTAATTAACTTCTCGATTTCAGTAGCAGAGGTTTCAATTAAAAACTGACCTCTATCGTCGTCATACCACCCACTCATATTATCCCATAAATAAGAAGCTAAATACCGGGCAATTTCTGAATCATCCATAGTAATTTTAGGTTCAGTCAAAGTGTATTACATCCCTATAGCGTGCTACAGTGGGTTCTATGAGTACTTCAAATCGTCCATGACGGAGCTCTTGTCTGCTGTCAGCATCCCCAAGTAGTTTGTTCTTAGAAATATTCAAGAACCTAGCTGATGCTAGCTCTTGATCGGCAGCCTTACCGATGCCAAGAATGAAGTCCGCTTCTGCTTGCTTAGCTGTCTTAGCATTTGCCACATGCTCCATAGTGAGATACCGAACACCCTCTGCATGGCCGTCAGCTTGGCAAACTCCAAGGGAGGCATGACTTCCCTTAGCCAATTCTCTTGCCCATTGGTAAATGCTTCCAAGTCGCAAGTCTTCTCGGTCATTAGCAAATCCTTTAATTTTATCAATTTGGTCGTATACTACCAAGGATGGATTCAGTTGCTCTACAAGTCGTTCAACATCGCGCCGGCCAATTGTCGCGCTGTCAAACAATCGAAACTTAGTACCAACTTGCTCCTTAAATTCATCACGAAACCGCTTGACATTGGAAAGAATTACATCACTACTGACACCGAAGTAGGCACAATAAACACGAAGCATTACTTTCCATCCGTCTTCCTCGTTATTGAGCCAGCATACTGTTGCTGTGCTCTGGGTAAGGAATTGCGTAATCTCACTTGCAAGGAAGGTAGTTTTGCCGGTCTCGGGGCGCGCAAAGATGAATCCAAAATCTCCCTTGCGGAGACTTCCCAAGCTTTTATTAAGGCAGTCAAGTCTCCATCGAAGTCCTTGATCGTAAACATGATTTGATAGGAGTTCTTCAAGATCGGTGTTAACCTCGTTAATTGAGAAATGATCGACCTGTTCTGCTTTAGGAGACTCAGCTAAAAACTGGTCTAAGTCGTCCTGTTCCTTCAACCCCTGACTAACCTGAAAGGCTAGCTCAGACAGCTTTAAAGCACGCTTGCGGGCAATGGTTTGCTTAACAATGTCCAGACCTACATCTGGTGTAATTGAAGCCTCTGAAAGGATTTTGAATAGAGATGAATATATTTCATTGTCTACATTGGGATAGCTTGCATAGAAGCTTGCTATAAGGTCATCAATAGTTAAGTCATGTTGATACTTTTCATGTAGAGATATTAGTGTTTGATATAGAAAACTTAGTTCTCTATGTGTTTCTTTAAGGTATTTTAAATCTATATATTCTTTATATAATATATAAGATTCTTTATTAAATAATACCTTTATTAAAAGTAGTTCATATTGTATTATAATTCTCCTTTAATACAATTATTCTACCAGAAGATTTAAGTATTGTCAAGTCTTTTATTAAATCCTTCCACTTCCTTCTTTGGAAGCTGTGTAAGCGGAGCACATTGTACAGCCCGTCCTTCTTCATCCACAATGAATCCTCCAACATTATAGCACATGCTATGATAAAGTTCAACTCCTTCTGTAGTTCCTACTTTTTTGCCTTGATAGTAACCAGCGCCTGTGAAGATTGCTAGCACAGATAGGGCAAGAAGGGCCTTAATCGGGCGATAGAGCCTGTTTCCAGACCACCGAGCTAGGGTGGTAGCCATAGCCCACCTGAGGGCGTTAAATTGGCTCATTTCAACAAAGCCTGCAAAGCATTAGGGAAAGAAGGAAGTAATTGGTTGTACATTTCTTGTGCAATATCCTGTGTTTCTTTCTGCGTGTGAGGATCTAAACGCAACTTAAAGATGCGGCTCCATGCAGCAAGGGAGCCTGTCCACCACCACTCTGTCATCATGTTTTGTGGAAGAATCATACGGGCTTGTTCAGGGGCTACACCACCCTCTAGGAGCATGTTATATGTCATTAGACTTTCTTTAACAGAATTATGAAAATGTATAGAAAGCTCATTAGCAAATACTCCTGTAACTACCCCATCAGATCCTTGCTTAGCATTTACCGGCTTACCTCGCCATCCATCCGGATAGAAAAACTCTGGTTCGTCATCGACATAGCGCCGACTAACTTCATTCCACACAAGTCCCACTTGATGCTTTCCAAGCTGACGTGCTACAAAAATAGGAGCTTTAATTACAAAGGTAGCATTGACGTGCCCAAATGGTGTCCAATGTCCATGAGAAGCAAGATAATTAATTAGATTAATATCCTTTCCAGCTAGAGCATCAAATTCACAATCTAAGTGGATATGATGGTTCCAAGTGCTTTCTTTATGAAAACTTACACGAGCAGCATTGACAATGTCAAGTTCTGTACCATCTACTTTACGTAGAGTTACTTCACAGTTACTTATCTTCATTAACAACCTCTACTTCTGTACTAGCACTCAAGTGAATAGGTTCGCCGTTTAGATAACAAAGAGAATACATACCATCAATATGCTTAAAATCAATCAAATATTTTATTTCACTTTCTGAATCTGTATAAATAATCTTGCTATTCCTGGGAACTTCGTAGAGCTTCATTAATTTCCTTTATGGGTAATTCTTTAGGGTCATTCTTGGTAGATATAAACTGAACTGGAAGCCCTGTCAAGCCCTGTAACCAAGCTGCTTTACGTGTGATCGTCCCTCTTTGATCCGCATCCAGCCACAACACAATAGGTTTTTGCTGTGCCATTAAATATTTTATATGACAGGGATGTATCTGTGTACCAAATAGAGGTAATGTGGGCACGACTTGTCCGACCTTGTGGGAGGAAATCCAATCTTCTACTAGAACTATTATCGAAGAGGGGGCCAAGGCCAGGAAATTGTGGATAGGGAAGGCTTGCTTGTGGCTGTCTCCCCAGACATACCATTTCCTTTGTTTGTCCTTCCCCACATACCGTCCAATAGAGAAGGCTGTTGGGTTTCCAGGCAAGCTGGGGTTTCCCACGGTGAATATGAGGCGCTCTTGTCCAGGAGAATAGCCAACTGAGTCTTTCCAATAGCTCCAGGGTAGTCCATATTGCAAGAGCCATTTGAAGGCTGATGCTGGAACTTCTCTGGTGAAGTCACTAGGTAGCATAGCTTTTGAGACATCATTCTTTACCTCAGGTTTTACATAGTGTTTAGGAAACTCATGATAGCTACATGAGAAACAGTGGTAATGACCATTATTAAAATTAACAAGGTTGTCCCCTGCCCTATCATTACCAATAGAGCGGCAACGAGGACATGGGGAAGTTTTCATTCTTCTTCGTCGTTACTAGGGTCCATTAGAAATTCAATATCCCCATCCTCCACATTATCAAATGGATTGAGGTCTTCTCGTCCAATGGTGGCAATAGGAATATCTTTCAGACATTTCTGGCAGATGTCAACAAATTCATTATTGTCAGCACGACGTAGTGTACTTTCATAATCAGAAAGAAATCGGTTACAACATTGACAACGCATCACTTCACCCTTTTAGTCAAATTAAAAGCCTTAATCAAGGCTTCACTATATCGCTGCAAAGTTGTACCCATTAGCCCAGGCCGAGAATTCACTTCAAGAACAAAACACTGATTACGTTTCTCATTGTAGACAATATCGACAGCACCATATTGATAACCCACAGCAGCAACTGCTGCAATAGCGAGGCTATGAATGCCGTCAGGAGGAAGAATAGCATCCCGAGTGTAGCAATAGCCGTTAGCACAATTACGAACACGTGTGTCCCTATCCCCGTCAAATCCACGCTTCTTTTTCTTTTGTTGAATGTCAATTACTTCTCCATTGAAGACATGGACTCGATATTCTGCTTTCTTTGGGATGTATTCAGTATAAAGTGGAGCCCTCGGATATATATCTGAGGACGACTCAAACTCGATAATGCCTCGCCCATTAGTGGAGTTAATGAGGGTTCTAGCAAAGAGAGTTTTGCAATTAAGATTTCTTGCTCCTCCGATAGTGACAGCAGCCTTTGGACAAGAGATATTGTTTTGTTGGAATTTGACAAACTGCTCTATCTTATTAAGAGTTTTAGGAACCACTTGAAAAGCCGCCCGTGATCGACCGCCCTTAAGTTTTTTAATTGTACTACGCCTATAAATCTGATTAACTACTTCTTCTCGAAGCTGCTGCTGTAGTGCCCGTGCAAATTTACTTGCTACAGGGTTTACAACAATATCAAGTTTCTTCATATAAGTTCCTTAATGTGGAATGAGTGTCTCAGTGTAAAAAGGTTTTACATTTGTCATCAAGCAGGTAACAACCATATGCCCAGGAGACGCTGTAAGAGTTCTAACTGCTACAATGTTTGCAGTATACCACTCATTTTCTAGATAGTCAAGCATTTGTTCTGATGTTTTGTTATAGACAAACCAGTGAAATGTAACCCTATCCATCTTACCATCTGGCGTAGTAGTCGATGCTGACATATGCCATGTAGTACAGTTTGGATGTTTATTGGCAGGAATATAGTCATTAAGTTCAATAAAGATTTCCTTGGAATGATCTCCAGTGCGAAGAGTTTCAGCAATCTCTAGTGCATCACCAATAGACAAGAATAGTTCAGGACTTTCAGAAGCAATAATTTCAATAAGTGCCCTATCTACCTGTTCTGCTTGAGGACGAGTATATGGAAATCTAGTTACATTCTCATGGTGTCCCTGATACGAAACAGTTTCGTCCACCATGTAATCCCAGTCAGGTAGGTCAACTCGGCGGTTATCGGTGTAGACGTTTGTTGCATTGGAGTGACAAAAGGGAGCCTCATAAGCACACTGGAGCTTTTCATCCCCCCGTTCCCAAGAATGAGCCTTCAATGAAAGTGTTACAAGAACATTAGCTTCTAGCATATAGCTTTGCTGTGTGTATTTCAAGCCATGCCTATCTGCGGCATTCTCCATAAATCCGGGCTCACTAGCCCACATCAATCCACCACTAGTAAGCTCAAGCAACCATAGGGGCCGCTCAGGATTACGAATCATATGTAGCTTACCAGTCTCAGCGTTAAACCACACCAAAGCATATGCTGCATTAATTTTCTTAAGGGCTGTGGTAATATCCTCATTCTCTGAGATAACATGAGCTACTGCCTCAGTGTCAACCTCAGTGTCTTTATGATGCTTATGGCTGCCCTTGTATGTGCCATTTTGCACCAAAACAATTTTATCATCCACTACAAAGGGATGGGCATTTTTGTCTGTGATCGTCCCCCGTGTAGCTGCCCTGTTATGCCCCACTGCAAACACTCCGGCCCTAATTAGGGCCTGTTTATATTCATTAAATTCAGGACGACGAATAAAAGAGCCACCATCAGATGCTTCCTTCCAAATCCCCACATTTTTATGCTTGTCTACGCCAAAGACACCAGTAGAATCCCACCCCCGAAGGGTATCAAAGAATAGCATGTCAGCAAAAGCATCAACCTCTTGCTTACTAAAACCACCCATGTATGCCGAAGCAAAGCCCACAATTCCACACATTATTCTTCCTCCTCTTCTTCATTCTCTTCATTAGCTTCTGCAAGCCTATCAAGTTCTTCATTGTCAAGCTCCCTTGGTACTGGACCTTCTTCAAAATATTCTAAAGGTGCTTCACGAGCAAAACGATAACGATTAATTCGCGGGTCAAGAGCATTATCTAGCCAGGAATGGGAAATACTCTCAGAACTTTTCATTAATGCAAACTTAATATCAAGAACACCAAGTTCAAGTAGTTGCTCAAATTGTGGAATTTTCAAAAATTCTATTGTGTGTTCCTCAAATACATTAAATAGAATGTTCTGATATAGAGAATTGGTATTGAGACTACAAATCTCTTCTTTAATTTCGTTAAGAGTTTTAATGCGGGCATATCGGTAAATTGCCCCAATCAAACGACACCATAGAAGGATAAGGGGGACATTCCCATGTCCATGCATATGTCGCCACTCAATTGTGCCTTGAGTAAACAAAGGAAGTAGATTAAGTCCTGTATATTTTTGCCATCTCTTAAATCTCATAATGTCCTCAGGATTATTTAGAATAGAGTATGTCAAATTAGTTTGATGCCACGGAACACAAAAGATATTGTCTTTCCTGCCATTCCCTACAAACTCATACAATAGGCGCTCGAACACTTGGTATAGGATGATGATCGACTGTACTTGTTCAATCTCCAAATCTTGACAGTTGGTGTGCACATGAATGGAACACCGATCAGAATAGTTTTCCTTGGAAACATTTGCAAGCTTAAAGAATTTATCTAGACAGTATGCTAGAGTGCTATAAGGCATTGGGGCAGTGATGAATTCACGCCCATTATTACGAAGAGAACCATCCTCAGTAACAGTAATGCCCCAACTTTGCCAGTCCTGTGTACGTTCAATCTCAAGTTCTAGTCCATAAAATAATGCTGGATCAGGACATAGCAGCAATGGGGCTGATTTAAGAGACTTAATCCCTACAGGAGCCAAACCAAGAAGTTCTTTAATATTCATAAGTCACCTCGTATGAATCACCATCTCGACGAATAAAATCAGAAAGTTCTTGTCTAAGAAGAGGAGTAGTGAGTTTAATTTTATTTCCTTCTACAACACCAATCTGTTTATCATAGAAGAACACCTTAGATTCTGTCACCAAGAAAAGATGATGGAAATGTTTTCCAACAGTGGGCATTGGGGGACTGATAAAGACATCATAAAGGATTTCTAAAGAAATATCCAGGTGTTGAAGACCATTATATGGATGATCTTTAGTACAGCTAGTATTAGATTTACTAATACCACGATTGTATTGCTTCACGGGAGTCCGTTGTAGAAGTACCCATCCTTCTCGTGTAAAGAACCAGCCACGAGTAATAGGAAGGAACTCAAACTCAACACCAACGTCCCAATAAACAAAGAAATTCTTACCTGCAATAGTGTCAAAATGTACCTTATCATCAACTTTAGAAATATAGCAAAGCGTTTTCTTTTTCTGAGCACCTAGCAAATAGCCATATGTTCGTTGATAGCGCTGGCGAAAATCATTCACACAGTCACTAGTGAGGGATTCAATCATTACACCACCATAGGAATGTTAAATTTATTAATCAATTCTTGTGCAACTTGTTTGTTATTACCATTAATTGCTTCGAGAATTTGGGTCTGTTCTTTGTCAACGTCAAGGGACATTGATTCCAATGCCAGTTGTGTATTTTCCCAAATCCAGCGAGTCAACTTAGGAGTAAAAATCCAATAGTTACTCAGCACACGATATTCAAAACCATAAGGCTTAGGACGGAATGCACCAGCCTTCCCATAGAGTTGCTTACGAAGATCACCAGAATCCATCAATGTACTGGGCACACCAAGGAACAAGTCCATAAGCTTAACTGCTTTGGCCTTATCGGAGATATGATCGACCCCAACATGGACATGCCCCCCACAGCTACGCAAGGATGCATCAGACGCGGCCGGACGAGGATTAATAGAATTAGTCCAAGCATTAAAGTCGGGCTCACATCCGAACTCCTTAGCCATGGGATCAAGGAGTTGATCTTCCGGAAAGTAGGCCGCACTGAGAGTGCTAAAGGCCAGCCCTTTCTCTGCTACCATACCACCAAGATGAGCCATAGCAAGGCCAATGTTCTTAACAAGAGCATCAGCACTCTTGCTGGCAGGAATGTTGTACTCCAACGCAACATTGTCTTCCTGGACAGCAAATCCCTTACCAATTGGAAGAGGAAGTGGGTCGTATTTCGATCCCCCAATCTTGCCAATGGAGGAAATCAAATTAGCAGAATTAAATGCATCAACCAAAAAAATCTCTGGATCAGCACCAATAGACAGCTTCAGTTTCTTGCTCATACTATGTCCTTACGATTTACAGATGATAATGAAAGACGAGGGGGCGGCGCGCTCTTGATGAGCCTTAGTATAGAAATTTGGCCCCTGATAAACAATCTTATCAAATAAACTAACACTCTTAAGCCAGTCTTTCCAATCACTGGTGCGAGAAAGACTAATCGAGAAAATATGGTATTCATTTGGCCGAAGATGGTCTATAAAATATTGCTTGTTTCTTGGCGCATGATACCATTGTATTTCGTGTTGATGAACTTTCATACTGTACTCTCAATCCCAAAGATGGTTACGATTTCTATAGAAGTCATCTGAGAGCACATATCGAAAAGCAATTGTGTCTCTACCCATTTTAAAAATATCCACCTGTGTGTGGGGGAATTCTTTAATTTCTTCGCGCTTCGGATTTACTATAACCGTAACCCCAATTATATTATTAAGATTATTAAATTCTTCCATTGAGGTAACATACTGCGCTCCACAATTACCAGTAAAGTGGTAGTATGGATTATGCCTAAGTTCTCCAATGTAACTACCCCAACTAAAATTATGGGTTGGAGTCTTTTCCTTGGTAAACCCCACTTGAATATCTTTAATAGGCATTTACAGTCTCCAAATGTTTGCTCATAAACTCTTCAATATATTTAGTACTTGGAATGTCTCGCTCCAAATATTCTGGATGCCATTGAACAGCAAATCCATTAATTTCATTAAAGAAAATAAACTCGGGCTCCTGGTTATGATCGACCTGCTTATTCCCATCGATATAGATATTGCTACGCAATTCTTCAAGAGGAACTTCAGCAATTATCTCATGAACAACAGGTTCATTTGTAATTGGTGAACGAGGTACCATCATCTGATGATGATAGCTGTTAACCAGCAAACACTTGCCATCGTAGGTATTTATCCAATGATCCCCGAGATGACCGTGAACGTGTTGCATGAGGTAACCACCAGCAAACGCACATAAGATTTGAGCACCACGGCAAATACCCAGGATTGGTATTCCTAGAGTCTTCGCCTTAGTCATCATTGCCCACTCAATTCGATCCCTACGACTGGGATAGAGAGAAGCACCAGATTGTAGGGATATGGGCCGATGATAAAGTTCAGGACTAATATCTTCCCCTCCCCACAACAAAAGAATATCCCCCTCCCTTAGATCCTCAGGTGAGTTTGTTGTAGCACAGCTATCAACGAATGAGAATTTATCAAATGGAAAATAATCATCAAAAATACAAGAGACTAGACGCATAAATTTTCCTAATTAAAACGGTAACAAACCACGAGAGCTAAATTCTGCCTTAGTGAGTGTAACCTTACCTATAGGTGGGCTAATATACACCTCTCCTGTAGCTGCAACTAGAACAGTGGCATTTGGAATATTGCAAGCAATGGTTTCTGCGCAATTACGTGCCTGTTCTAGGGAATCTGCAAAGAATATAGAATTCCTATCAGCAAAGTTGTGCTCTGGTTCCATTTGCCCAGGATCGGCCCAAGCAACGAAACTTTGACCAGTATTGGGATTGCGTTCTGCATAATCATGCAATCCGTTTTGATTATAGACAACAACTACATAGGGTTTCATTTAAGTCTTCCAAGAAACCACGTCATAAATAGTTCGTTGAGTTTCAACAAGATTTCCGTCAACTTTCACAACAGTGCTGGTACGGACATAGTTTCCTGGTGTAACACAATTCTCGTAGGCCATATGTTCTTTAGGATATTCTTGGGTAATCCCGTAGAGGCGGTTGCCAAACAAACTGGCGTCAGTAATTTTTACTGTGGGCTTCATTTAATTCCTTTAATAGCAGGGCAAGCCTGCGTTAATTTACAATCTTAGTGGTGATGCCATATGGACTGGCTATATAAACTTCGCCATCATCCATGAGCACCTCGACGAAGTGGGGCTTATGATCGACCCATTTAACTTCATCATACAAAGAATAGATTTTGGTGACTACTCCTGTACGTGATGTATTAATAATTCTAATTTTTGTCCCTACTTTCAAACGACAATTGGCATAGATGCGAGCAAAAAGCTTTTGTTTAAACTCGGGATCATCTGCCCGTAGCTTATCCTTAAGTTTGCGCTTTTCGTTGAGAGAGATATTCTTCGAGATGATTTTGTATACTAGCAATCTTAGCCTCCTCTTTCTCTGCATCTGTAATGGAGCGATAACGCTCGATACAATCCCATCTATCCCACAAATTACCCGAAATTATCCCTCCTAGTTGGATTAGTTGGTGTGTCTCAGGCTTTCCATCATAGGAATATTTAACAGAATTAATATCTCTTTTTATATCGACAATTATAGAAATTACATGGAGATTGCCCATCCCCCCATAATTGTCATACGTAACCAACGAGCCAATTGGAAACTTACTTAGAAGATAGTCATCCAATTGCTGCTGTGTTGTTAGACGCGGCCTATTATTTGGACTAACCCAATGACTATAAGTACCGGGCGCAACATAAGGAATGACTACTTCCTTGTGTTTAATGATTTTAATTACTAGCACCTATACTCCTTAAATAACGTACTTCAACACATAAAGATAGTCGAACTCGCTGTATTTTTCTTCAGCGTATAGTCCACAACTATTTGCACATTGGGCCAATAGCGTAGGCAACTCCCTGGGATTGCACGCCAATATCTCTGCGCGAGCCGCAAGCTCTCGCCCGATACGCTTAGTGAATTCATCAGCACTGGCACAAAACGACACACCCACTTGCACATTCCGAGGCAAAATAGATGGTTGAATGTATGCAGTGAACCCACGCGGCTTGCTGCGTCGCATATTTGTGTCGTGCTTGGTTACAGCACGGCTGAAATGAATGAAAAATGGCTTGAATTCCACAATAATTTCCTTAATTCACAGTAACGAATTGTTCTGTGAGCTTTGGATTGATGCTTGCTGCAAGGGCTCGTGTGGTGGTATGATCGACCTTTTCACCCATTGCCACATACACACCATTACGACCAGCCTTCAGCCGTGACCAGGAGGACCATTGCTTGCCAGCGAACACGTCGAAGGTGTTATATCCAGCACGCTTGACAAAGAATTCCATTACCATTCTCCTTTAACAATTAAAGAAATTAACATGGCCAAAACAAAGACGAGAAATGGCCATGTGGCCAGGAAGATTTCACTGGGCATATAAACTCATCGGCTCATACTCCTCAACAACACAATGACGCAGGAAGACATCGGGATTGCGCTCGAAATAAGACAGAGCCTGCTTCAACGCATCTTCTGCTGTCTCAGCATGGACAACATCGACGACATCGGAAAAGGGAAATTCACCCCGGATAATTTGAAAAGTTTTCATTTAATTAATTCCTTTTCCAAAAGACAAGCCATATCCAACAAGCGGTTGGACGTATGTACAAAGTGAGCTGTTGCTTGGTCGAAGGGTCCAAGTTCCCTTTTAATGTCGTCATCACCAATCGCTAAACTCAGAGCCTCGTTTAAAGAAAGATTTCCAAAACTCTTTCGGAGCATGGAGAGTTTCATTTCCTCCAGCTTGGTTAACATCATTAATTCCTTTAACGAAAGCGCCACGGACAGGCGTGGGAACTCTCACGCCCACAAAGAACACACCATTTCGAGGACGCACCAAGAGGCTGGCGTAACCAGCCCTGAGGACGAGACTTAGTCGAGTCCGAGTAGTTCTTCATCGCTGAGAAAATCACGGGCAGGGCTGGTGAGCTTCAGATGAATGTCAACAAACACCTGTGCCATGTCATCCACCAAGTCTGCATTAAAAGACTTAATGGCACTTGCCACCTGTTCAGGTTGGCGAGGGATTCTCGAATGCACCTGGGCAGGACGGTCAACAACAACAGCAAAGCCTGGACGTTGGGCATTGAGAATGGTGCGGCGGGCAGTCCACAAACCAATGCCCTTTTCAGGGTTGCATTGTACCTTAACGGCTGCATCCACAAATGCAGCGGCCATAGAAGTTGCGCGGATCATTTTGATTCTCCTTAAGCAAGCACATGCTTGCCCATTATATTCATTAATTAATAAATATAATGGGCAAACGAATTGCCCTAAGTTCAACGACTGGCCCAATAGCCCCGCATGAGCAGTGCCTCACGTTTTGTCATGTACAGGTCACTCATACGCTGCCACCTATCACCATTCAAGATGTAAACGCACCAAAAACACCCGTATTTCGCAACCTTGGTTTTGTAAACCATCAAATTCTCCATTCTGCAGTCTAGAAGTTAGACGCATTACAAGAGAGACAATTAATTTTCATTAATTATCCCTCCAAAATGCCCCCGCTGTTATTCCTTGCTGGACAACAAGGCCACAACACGATCCTTCAGCACGAAACCATCGGAGTCGGTTTCATCCGGGTTATTCGACTCCAAAAACTTGGCCAACTTTTCAGCGAAGGACTTGACCGGAGCACCGGCCTTGCTCTTGCTAAATTTCTTGGAGTATTCATACACCAGAGAAAAGGCCACATCGTCCAGCGTCAAACCCTTGCAGGTGTTGCGCTCTTGTACATAGGTGATAAGACCATTGATGGTCCCCCCATTGTTGAATGCACCAGCAATGGTGTTCAGTTGGCTGATGTAGACAGTTGCCGAACCTACCAGGACTCCAGCCATCTTCGAGTCTTCTTTGGCAATTGCTGGCGCACCGTCCTTTCCGATGACGGCCGTAACTTCGGCGTTGCGCCGCTTCATGTCCTTCAGGCTCTTCGCCATCAGGTCCAGGAAAGCGACCCGGCCATCCGTTGTCAGGCCGATGACACGGCGGGCATATCCCGCCCAGGGCCGCGATTCCCCGATGGTGTGGGCAATGACTTCGTTGACCAGCAGGCCGGCGGCCAGCATGGCATCCTTGCCGATGACCGACACTTGCGCCTTCGTTACCGGAGTGGCACCAGTGCGGGCAATAGTGGCATTTGCATGTTCCATGATAAATCCCCTAAAAATGCCATCTAGCCCGGAAAGAATAATTCCGTTAAAACTCGATGACATTGGAAAAGGGACTTTTCCGGAATCTACCTAGGATGTCTCCCGACAATCAATGCAGTAGATTCCTGCCGTGCTTTACGGGTTGTTAGTCCTTCACGGGTTACTGTCTAGTGCCATGCTTCCCAGCATTGCACATGCGTTTATCGGATACCTGGTCGGTATACGTCATTCTGCACACTGTCTGCACACGATGAGGGAACAACCCTCTAGCTGGGACAGTGAGAATGAAGCAGATTTTTAAAGAACACTAACTTGATTAAGCACATGACCTAACCTAAGACGAAGATTAACAGGATTAAAACCATTTTGCAAGTAGGGGCTTTTAGTTGACAAAAATAGTGGGACATTAGCCACTCTGAATGTGTACCCGTGATGCACACATGCGAATAGCACAGATATATCCAGACTGTCAACAAGGGGAAAGGGTCTGATATATCACGACTCTCACAATGTGGAAAATACCATTCAAATATATTGAAATGTGCCTAAAAATGAGGCAAAACTGTATAAAACCCCATGCCTCTAGAATCGACCAGGAACCCGCTAGGCGCGTTTTCCGTCAAACCCCATGCCTACCATGCCCTAAGCCATGAACCCGGCTTGCTGGCCGTTTTTCACATTGTGAAATGTAGTTATCCACAGCTTACCCACAGGCCCAGCCTGTTCAGATGCAAGCACAGCTTGCTTGTGCCACAGCGCATGTTAGTAGACACTAACAATAGGGTGTGAGTGGGGGGGAAGGCCTGATGGGGACAGACCAGGTTGAAGTGCTATAAAATGAGGCACCTACCTACCTATTGCTACCTACATGTATATGTTTATATTCTTGACATCTCTTACATGCTTTAATTTTAAAGAGGGGGTGGGGGGAAAACCTCGGCCCCATGAAAATTGTGTAAGGCAGCATATGAAATTTTTATATTTTTTAGAAGTAGGGGGGGATTAGATAAATAAAAGCTTTTAAAGCCTTTAGAAGAGGTTTAAGCTAGGGTGGTAGCTTGATGTATAGAATAATCGCTTGTAGACCCCTTTAAAGCCTTTTAATCAATATTCTACGGTCGCATGGAATGCTCCCTAGGGCATGGCTGAGAACCCTAGGTTCGAATATGCTCCCTTAAGCGGTAGTGTACCACTCCCTCTTACAAAGAAAGAAAGAAAAAGAAAAAAGAAAGGTTTCTCTCTGACTCTCTTTAAAGAATAAAGAATAAAGAAAGAAAGAAATAATATATAAATATATTAATAATAATTATATATTCTTTAGGGTATCATACTTTTATGTTTTTGTCAAGTGCTTTCTTATAAATATCTCTATAAAAAAAGCTTGACTTTTTTTTAAAAGTATGGTATAATATATGTATACACATATCATGTGTAGCATACTCTACATCCAAAAGACTCTTCCTTCAGAAAGGAAATATGGCTACTCGTAAGAAACAACAGACTGTCATTCCTATAAAGGAACAGTCTTCGGTCCTTCAAACAACTCTACCTGCTACAGCACATAGTTGGGACAAACGCCTTGAAGTTGTTTCTCGTTTTCTCCTTCTTGGTAATCTTCGTGTTGTCTCCGAACAAACCAAAATAGCTTATGAAACCCTAGCGGAGTGGAAAAAGAGTGAATGGTGGCCTGAGCTTGTAGACCAAATTAAGCGTACTACTAAAAGTAAACGTAACAATTCCATCACCAAAATTATTGAACAAAGTATAGATACTGTGCAAGATAGGCTTGACAATGGAGACTTTGTCTTTGATCAAAAAACTGGACAGATTATACGTAAACCTGTCAGTGCTCGTGATGCTACATACATTTCTGAAGCAATGATGAGACGACAAGACATCCTTGAAACTCAAATGGAACACAGTCATAGTGAAGATACTCGTGAAGAACAACTTGTAAAGCTGGCACAAGAGTTTCAGAAATGGGCTAAAAAAACAACTAAACACGACGTAATCGACATCGAAGTTAAGGAAATCTAACGTGCCATATATGACCAATGGGAAGCGGGACTACAAGAAGGAAGTGGCTAAATACACTTCTCGCCCATCGGTAATCCATAAACGTGTAGAACAAAACAAAGCTCGTCGTATTATGATGAAAGCTGGTAAGGTTCACAAGGGAGATGGTAAGGATGTTGACCATAAGCAAATGCTTTCACACGGAGGTACGAGTGCTCGTGCGAACTTGAGGGTGCGTTCCGCACACGATAACAGATCATTTAGTCGTCGTTCCGATGGATCTGCTTTAAACAATATTACTAAGAAACGCTAATGGACATCACTGGAATTGGTACAGCAGTTACCGGAGTTAAAGACATTCTTGGAATGTTCTTTCCAGATAAAACTGAGGAAGAAAAAGCCAGGATGGCTCAGGCTTTCCAAATGGTTCAATTACAATTTGATGCTGACAAAGCCCAGGTAGCAACTAACACTGTTGAGGCTGGTAGTACAAGTTTATTTGTTTCAGGATGGCGTCCTTTTATTGGTTGGGTTTGTGGTAGTGCATGTGCTTGGAATTGGATTGGTATTTCTCTAGTAAAGAGTGTTTGCGCACTTTTGGCCTATAAACTTCTCATTCCTTTAGAACCTGCTTCTCTTACAGAAATGATGCCTGTTTTACTAGGTCTTTTAGGTTTAGGAACACTCCGAACAGTTGAAAAAATTAATGGGGTTGCTAATAAATAATACATGGAACTTAATGCAGACACCATTGCCGGATTCTCCGCATCTCTCTTACAACGAAATTATGACCAAGCTGTTGAGTCACCCGAGTGCCACATGGAATGGTGGGAAGCCTGCACCAGTAAGCACCCCAAGGTTGCCATTGCAGCACCTCGCCGACATGCTAAAAGCACAGCAGTTACTCTCGCATATGTGCTTGCCTGCGTATTATTTAGAAATCGTCAATACGTCTTGGTTCTCTCCGACACCATTACCCAAGCTACTCAATTTCTCGGAGACATAAAAAAAGAACTCTCTGATAATGATAAAATCAGAACTCTCTTTGGTATTACAGGATTTGATAAAGATACAGAAGACGACTGCATTGTAACCTGCTCTGATGGACATAAGTTTCGCCTTAGTGCTAAAGGTTCAGAACAAAAGATGCGGGGTTTAAAATGGAATAATAAGCGTCCTGATTTAATTGTTGGAGATGACCTAGAAAACGATGAAATCGTTCTTAATAAAGAACGTCGTGAGAAGTTTAAGAGATGGTTCTATGGTGCTTTAGTTCCTTGTCTAGCTAGTCATGGTGTTATCCGAATTGTTGGAACCATTTTACATGAAGATAGTCTTTTAAACAATTTAATGCCTAGTGTTTGGAATAAAGATACTGTTGTCACACCTCTAAAGATCTTCAGCAAGCATCCTAAACCCTCCTGGAAGACATTTAAATACAAAGCCCATACTGACGACTTCTTTTACATTTTATGGCCTCAAAAATATGCTCAGGATTGGTTTGAATCTGAACGTAGAGATTTTCAAGAACGTGGAATTTCTGATGTCTATTCTCAAGAATATTTGAATGAACCAATTGATGATTCAGTTGCCTATTTTAAAAAAAATGATTTCAAAGAGTTAACACAAGAAGATAAGAAAAAAACTCTTAATTATTATATTACAGCAGACCTTGCAATTTCAAAAGAAGAAACAGCCGACTATAGTGTATTTGTAGTTTTTGGTGTGGATGAAGGAAAATTTATTCACGTTAAACAAGTAATACGAGAACGTTTAGATGGCCGTGAAATTGTAGATATGATTATGTCTTTAAATGATATTTACAAACCAGAAATATTTGGTATTGAACAGATGCAGGTGTCCAAATCTATTGGACCATTTCTTGAAGAAGAAATGATGCGTACTGGTAAATTTGTAAATGTTTACCCACTTAAACATAATAACAAAGATAAAATTTCCAGAGCACGTTCTATCCAGGCTCGTATGAGAGCAGGGTCAGTTAAATTTGATAAACACGCAGATTGGTATCCAATCTTTGAGGATGAGCTTGTCAAGTTCCCTCGGGGAACAAAAGACGACCAAGTAGATGCTTTTGCTTATGTAGGTATTATGCTTCAAAGTTTAATTGAAGCTCCAACGCTTAAAGAACAGGAAGACGAACTATACTATGATGAACTTGCCGCCTCAGAATCAGGAGATGCCGGACGTTCCCAGTGGACCGGATATTGATCCTGCTGGACAGACGGAAGCAGGTCCAGACAAGAGTTTAGCAGCTCTTGTTGAAGCAACCAATATTGCTAAAAAGCTAGACGAAGATACTTTACAAAAGATTTCGACCCAGGTGTCGGAAGGTTTCGAAGCTGATATGATTTCTCGTCAGCATTGGGAAAAGTCTATTGATGAGTGGGTTGCCCTAGCGTTACAAGTTAAAGAAGAAAAGAGTTACCCCTGGCGTGGAGCGTCTAACGTCAAATATCCACTTCTTTCTACAGCAGCAATGCAATTCAATGCTCGTGCGTATCCAAGCTTGGTTCCCGCAACTGGGGACATTGTTAAAAGTGAAATTATTGGTGCTGATCCAGATGGTCAAAAGCTAGAGCAAGGTAAACGTATTAGTCAATTTATGTCTTATCAACTTCTTCATGAGATGGAGAGTTGGGAAGAAGACATGGATAAACTCCTTATTATGCTACCAATTGTAGGAACTCTTTTTAAGAAGACTTACTACAACTCAGTATTACAACGCAATGTCTCTGAACTTGTTCTTCCTAAAGATATTGTTGTTGACTACTGGGCTAAGAGTTTAGAAACAGCAGAACGTGTTTCTCAAATTCTAACAATGAATAAACGTGTGGTTAAAGAGAAACAAATGTCTGGTGCCTATCTTGATGAAGACCTTGGTGATCCAGTAATGCTTCTCCCAGAAGGGAAAATTCAAAGCACTATTCCACAAGATGCTACGCTGCCTTACCAGATTATTGAACAACATACCTACTATGACTTGGATGATGATGGGTATGCAGAGCCTTACATTATCACCTTTGAACGTAATAGTAAACAAATCTTAAGGATTGTAGCCCGTTATGACGACACCACGATCCATATGGACCCAGCCGACGGTAAGTTGCAAAAGATTGATCCTGTCCAGTATTACACCAAATTTTCTTTTATTCCTAATCCTGATGGTGGTTTCTACGACATTGGTTTTGGTCTTCTCTTAAGTCCTCTTAATGAAAGTGTTAATACTTTAATTAACCAACTCATTGACGCGGGCACGTTAAACAACCTCCAAGGAGGCTTTCTGGGTAAGGGACTCAAACTCAAAATGGGTGAGAGTCAGTGGAAACCAGGTGAATGGAAAAGTCTAAACACCACAGCAGACGACTTACGTAAACAAATTGTTCCTCTACCTACTAAAGAACCTAGTAACGTTTTATTTGAACTTATGGGTACTTTGATTACATCAGGTAAGGAACTTGCTTCAGTAGCTGAAATCTTTACTGGTAAGATGCCTGGACAGAATACTCCCGCTACAACCACGATGGCTACAGTGGAACAAGGAATGAAGGTCTTTACTGCTGTTTATAAACGCATCTATCGTGCTTTAAAGACAGAGTATAAGAAGCTTTTTAGACTTAATAAGATTTATTTCGATCAAAATAAGTACCAACAAGTGCTAGATCAGCAAGTATCTGCATCTGATTTTGATGAAAAAACTTATAATGTGTGCCCTGCTGCAGATCCCTCTACACCAACACAAACAGAAAAGCTAATGAAAGCACAAGGACTACTAGAACTATTACCCCTGGGTATTCTAGATCCTCTTGCAGTAGTTACTCGTGTATTAGAAGCACAAGAACAACCGTCTATTCCACAACTTTTCAACCAACAAGTACAACAAACTGGGCAATTCCAGCCTCCTCCTGATCCTAAGATGCAAGAAATGCAAATGAAGGGTCAAATTGAACAGCAAAAAGCACAGACAGACCAGCAAGCACAGCAATTTAAGAGTGAACTTGCTGCTAGAGATCAAATATTTAAGCAATCTATGGAAAAACAGCGTGCTGAACATGACATGCAAGTAAAGGCTATGGATGCTAAACTGAACGCTGCAATTGAGTTACATAAACAGCGGATTATGCAGGCTGGTGAAGCACAGAAAATGCAACAACAGGCCCAGCAACACGCACAAAAGTTAACACACCAAGAGGAACTTAACAAATCGAAAATTCAACAGATGAAGACTTCTTCAAGCTCTGGCAAGCCAACCCGGTAACACGGGTAGTTTTCAAAGCATTTGAAGGACGACTAAAAGAACTCACTGGCGAACTCCAGACCAACGCTGGTAACGACCCTTTAAGAGATAAATATGTCACAGGCTATATTGCCGCGATTAAAGATCTTCTCTTAGCTGACCTAGATGATTTTGCATCAAACTGATGCACTTTAAGGAGACTTAAATGATTATTCCCGATGGATTCCGTGTGCTTGTTAAACAAGATGTCTTTGAAGAAAAGGATGAAGTTTATAAAAGCGCAAAGAATAGTGGCCTTATTCTTGTCCACGATAAAAGTGTACGTGCTCAAGAAAGTGTTGATAGTGGTGTTGTGGTATTACTTGGTGCAACAGCCGATAAAACCAGTGCAAAAGTAGGCGATAAAATTGTCTACGCTAAATTTGCTGGTAAAAAGGTAGATGACCCACAAGATCCCAACACTGTCTATGTCATTATCAATGATGACGACATCTGCGCCATTATAAAGGAATAACATGGACCCAGAACTAAACCTACCTGTAGAGGGTACTTCAGCTACACCAGAATCTACAACTCCTGAACGTGAATATACCCCAATGGAAATTAAAGCCATTGAACAAGGGTGGATTCCTAAGGAAGATTTTGATGGTGAAGCAGATAGTTTTATTGATGCTCCAGAATTTGTTCGTCGTGGAGAGCTTTTCGGTAAGATTGAAAAGCAAAGCAAAGAACTAAAGGCCGTTCGTCAAGCGCTAGACGCGTTTCGGCAACACCATTCAAAAGTTAAAGAAATGGAATATGAGCGTGCATTGAAGACCTTGAGGGAAGCAAAGAGAGATGCTACCATCAATGGTGAACATGAGCGTGCGCTTGCTTTGGATGATAAAATTGATGAAGTAAAAGCTGAGAAGGAAGCAATTACCCGTGAAGTAAAGAATACAGAAGTACAAGAGCCTCAAGGCTACACTCCTGAATTCCAACGCTGGGTTAATTCTAATTCTTGGTATGAAGATAATCGGGTGATGCGTAAAGCAGCAGATGCTCTAGGCATTGAACTACACCAGGAAGGATATAGCCCTCCTGAAGTGTTGGAAATGGTAGAAAAAGAAATTAAAAAGGAGTTTGCACACAAGTTTGTAAACCCCGCTACCAAACGTCCAAATGCTGTAGAACCTTCTACACGACAGCCAGCTTCTCGTGATACTAGTCTTAGTATGACTGCAGAAGAATCTGAGATTATGCGAAAGATCGTAGCAACCGGCGCAATGACTGAAGCCGAGTATCGTAAAGAAATTAAAGCTCTTAAAGGACGTTAATTATGTCACGACCAGCAGCCCCAAGCGGGACAAACACACGCGTAAAGCGCACACCAGTAGGCCAACGTAATGTTCTTACCGTTTCAGGTAAGGAGCCAGAGTTTACCTACCGAGTTGTTAATGATACGGGAGATCGTATTGCACAATTTATTGAGGCAGGTTATGAATTTGTTGATGCTGCTACTCATCGCGTAGGAGATAAGCGAGTTAATAGTGCCAGCCCAGAAGGTTCAAAAGCACAAGTTTCTGTAGGCAAGGGTGATAAAGCTTTCGTTATGCGTATCAAAAATGAATGGTATAGCGAAGACCAATTAGCCAAGCAAAAAGAAATTGATCGCTTAGAACAGTCAATTAAACAAACGGCTTCAGGTACAGGTGATTATGGAAGTGTTTCAATTTCCGTGGGTACTCCCCGATAATTACATGGCCGAAAGCTAACATGGAGAATTAATATGGCTAGTCTTGTTGCAGGTTTTCGGCCTGTAAAGCACCTAACTGGTGCGCCCTATAATGGGCAACTGAATCGTTATATGGTGTCTGCGTCTGATGCGCAGGCAATTAATGTTGGTGATTTTGTTTCTTTAGCTTCTGCTACTGATTCAATTGTTGATCCAGTTACTGGTGGTGTATTTCCTGCTGTAGTTCGCGCAGCGGCCACTGCTGCTGTTGCTATTCTTGGTGCAGTAGTTGGGTTTGAGCCTGACTATACTAACCTAAATGCTTCAAACTATCGTGCGGCTTCAACCCGTCGCGTGGTTCTTGTTGCTGACAGTCCTGACCTAATTTTTGCTGCTTCACAAAGTGGCACTGTTGGTGCTCAGATTGCTGCTGCCTCAGTTGGTCTAAACGTAGCACTAGTGACAGGTACTGTATCTACTTCAGGTAACGTGGCTTCGACTCAGCAAGTATCAAGTGCTTCTGTTACCACAACCTCAACCTACCCATTAAAACTAGTAGGCATTACTGCTTCTCCTGATAATGATACCAGCACTCTTGCTGCTCGTTCTGCGGAAGTGCTAGTGATGATTAACACCCATCAATTCGCACCCAGCACTGCTGGCGTATAAGGAGTATAGCATATGTCTATTATCAATAGTGGTTCATTTGCCAAGGCCCTATGGCCTGGCGTTAATGCGTGGTATGGTAAGGCTTACAACGAGTATTCGCCTGAGTGGAACAAGCTGTTTGAAACTTATAAGAGTTCAAAGCAGTTTGAAGAAGACGTTGGTGTCTCAAGCTTTGGTCTGGCAGTAGTTAAGCCTGAAGGTAGTCCAATTTCATTTGATAGTGAGCGTCAAGCATTCATCACACGTTATCAACACGTTGTGTATGCGCTAGGCTTTATTATTACTCGTGAAATTATGGATGATGATCAGTATGCTGTAGTTGGTCAACGCAAGGCACAAGGTTTGGCATTCTCTATGCGCCAAACCAAGGAAATTGTTGCAGCTAACGTATACAACCGTGCGTTTAACTCGTCTTATGTTGGTGGTGATGGTGTAACTCTTATGAGTGCTTCACATCCTAACTTTGCTGGTGGTACTTGGGCTAACCAAATTGCTACTGCTGCAGACCTTTCAGAAGCTGCCCTTGAGCAAGCTGTGATTGATATTGCTGGTTTTACAAATGATCGTGGTCTATTGATTGCTGTTAAACCAAAGAGCCTCATCATCCCCCGTCAGCTAACCTTTGAAGCAGAGCGTATTTTAAAATCAGATGGGCGTGTTGGTACTGACAACAATGATCCAAATGCAATCAAAAATCTTGGTTCTATTCCTGAAACTGTCATTAATCATTATTTAACTGATACTGATGCATGGTTCCTACGTACTAATGTACCTCACGGTATGAAGTATTTTGAGCGTCGTGCAGATGCGTTTGATATGGACAATGACTGGGACACTGAAAATGCCAAGTACAAGGCGTCTGGTCGTTATAGCTTTGGCTGGACTGATGCTCGTGGTCTATACGGCTCGGCTGGTGCTTAAAAATGAGGGGGCTTCGGCCCCTTTATAAGGAAACAATATGGCACTAATTTTTACTGATCCAAACTCGGCAGGACCGTTTTCTACTTTTCAAGTAAAAGATGAGGTTGTTCGTGTATTTAAACTCACAAGTGCAAACTTTGCTACAGGTAACGTAGACACTTTACTAGGCCGACTGCCTGCAGATGCCTCTATTATTGGGGTGTTTACTTGGCTTAAAACAGCGTTTGCTGGTAACAGTGTATCAGCTCCAGTACTAAGTTTAGGAAGTACCTCAGGTGGTACGGAATTTTCCAGTGTGGTGGCTCTTACCAACACCTCTGGTACTTATGCCGTTCATACTCCAATTAGCGGTATTTTACAAGCTTACCAAATTCCACTAGGTGGTGAAATTAGTTTGTATGCTCGTGGGGGTTGCTCAACAGGCACACCTACTTCAGGTGAGTTTTACGTAATTGTAAAATACGTTCGTTAAGAACGCGCTGGGGGTGTAAAGCCCCCTCTTTATAAGGAGAAAGATTTGGTTGAAGCCAACCTAGCAGAACATTCCTATTTTATTGCTATCCCAGCATACGATGGTAAAGTTTGTGCAGAGACTTGTTCTAGTTTACTTGGTGTGTCAGGATTCCTTGGGTTTAATGGAATTAATCACCAAATGAAGATTATTCGTAGTGGTGCTTTAATTGACTCTGTACGGAATGATTTGTTTCATTCATTTCTACATGACAGCTCTGCAGATACGTTGATTCTTTTAGATAGTGATATTATGTTTGAATGGGAAGACTTTCAAAGACTCGTTGTCTTTTCTCATCATCATGACATTGTCTGTGGCAGTTACCCAAGTAAAAAGGACACTCCAGAATTCATTGTTAACTACAATAAGCTGGAACTCGATAAAGACGGTTTGCTACCAATTACTTCCATTGGTATGGGGTTTGTGGCAATTAAACGGCAAGCTCTTTTAAAAATGCAAGATGTCCTTGAGACTTATTTTGATAATAAGACCCAACGAAGAATCTATGCATATTGTAGACTTGAGATTAAAGATGGAGAGTACATTGGAGAAGACATTCACTTCTTCAATAAGGCTGTAGAGGCTGGGATACAACCAATGCTTGATCCGGCAATTGTCTTAGGGCATGTGGGTATTAAGCAATATACTGAGAAATTCAAGGATCATATCACACCCCTCTTAGCTGTACAATCAGCATAAAGGATTTAAATGGCTAATTCCACAACAGCAGCTCCAAATATTACTCCACATAAAAATGTAGGAACTAATGCTTCTTCTTTAGGAGCAACTACTCTTGTAACGGCCCCAGCAGGCCGTATTCGAGTTTTACAACTAGCAATGATTACTACATTGGCAAATAATGTAAAGTTTATGACTAATGCTACAGATATTTCAGCAACCTTTCCCTTGGCGGCTAATGGTGGTTTAGTACTACCGTTTAATGAGCATGGTTGGTTCGAGACAGTTGCTGGTGATCCCCTAGTAGTTAACCTAAGCGTAGCTACTTCCACAGGTATTCAACTTCAATATATTCTTCTGCCATAATTATGTATTTCTTTAAAAATCTTTGGGAAAAAAAAGAAGCACCTGTTCCCCCCAATATTATCACTACGACAATTGTTAAATCTTTGTGGCGTAATAATATGTGGGTAATGTCTCCTAAAGGAGTTGGAATTCTTTTTAAAATGGGACAACCTTGTGAAGTGCATATTGTAGATGATCAAGGCCTTACTGTAAGCACTGTACTACTTCCTCTGGAACAACTACGCCAAGCTACGTTTAATGAAATTCCTCATCCACGTCGTGGAGTTTCAGAAGAACGTGCTAAACTTTTAGGATATTGAAATGGCTCTTAATTTTCCAGATACAGGTGAAAATCTTTCATTAGAAATGATTGTAAACAAGACTGCTCCACAAAATCTTGTTTTAAAACTTTTTTCAAATAATATTACCCCATCAGATACTGATACAGCAGCAACGTATACAGAAGCTACTTTTGCGGGGTATGCTGCTATTACCCTTACTGGAGCATCCTGGGGAGCTGCGTCTGCAGGTACTATTACATATGGTAGCCAGCAAACATTTACTCGAAGTACTACTGGAACCACGGAGAATATCTATGGTTACTATGTAATCCAAACAACTTCTACTACTCTACTATATTCTGAACGAGATGGTGCTGCTCCGTTTGCAGTAACCAATTCTGGTGATGCAGTAAAAATTACCCCAACAATATCGGCTAACTAATGAGCATCCAGCACGTCTACTCACAAACTGTTGCAGATGGTACAGCAACCAGTGTAGTAAGGCCGTCTGATTGGAACAGTGCTCACAAAGTTAATTATGTTCTTGGTGGCAATACAGCAGGTTCTGCTAGTATTAGTGGAACTGATGTAGCAATTTATGGTGGAAATAATTTAACAGTTTCTGCAGATACAGCAAATACTCGTTTATATTTTAATGCTCCAAACGCCTCTAGTTTAGTTGCAGGCGCAAACATTACTATTTCTACTGCTGGAAATACAATTAGTATTATTGGTGGAGCTGGGGGTGGTGGAGGTGCTGATGGAGTTAACATTATTCAGATGGGCACCACGGGTACTACTGGAACTACTTTTTCTGCTTCTACTGGTACAGTATTTTTAAATGGTAGTAATAACATTACTATTAGTCAAAATGCTAGTAATCAATTAGTAGTTGTTGGTCCTACATTAACTCAGTATTTAACCACAGCACAACCTGTAGGAGTTTATCTTACCACTGCAGCTTTAAGTCAAGATAGTAGTAAATACGCATCAGTAGGATATACATCTACTACACAAGCTGGTTCTACTGTAGGAGTAACACACAATACTCAGGGTTTAAATATGGCTTGGCCTCCATTTTTAACTACAGCCCAATCAACTGGTGCCTATTTAACTACTGCTCGGGGATCTACAGATGCCATTGGTCTTAATACTGCACTTACTGCCAATGGATTATCTGTTACTGCTAATAGTAGTGGACTTAGTATTAACGTTCCTGCGTGGATTACTACGTATGTAGCACAGACTAACCAAACAGTAGCTTCAGGTAATATTGCTGGAGTAGGAACTACTTTTGCAGGCACAAATCTTTCAGGGTCAATGACTCTAAATTCCGTAGGTTTAAACTTAGCTTTAAGTGCTGCTGCTGGGGGTGGTGCTGCTGCGACAATTTTCGACTATGAACCTTTTCCATTAGGAAATAATAGTTCTTTTAGTTCTTTAGGACTTAATACACTTTATTTTCAAGGTATTCGTCCTCTAGGGTATGTGTCTATGACTGCTATAGAAGTGTTAGCTTCGTTTAGTTCAGCCACATCAGCCATTAGTCATGTAGCAAACCACACATTAAGCTACGGGTTATACTCTAAAGGATCGGGTACAAATACAAGTAGATACGAGTCAATGGTAACTTCTTCTTTTTTTATTGGGGCGTCTTACTCATCTGTATTAAGTGGAACATATAATTTTGGAGCAGGTGCTAGTAGTGTAAGTTCTTCTAGTGCAGGAACAGTTTTAGGTTCAGTTCTTTCTGGACAAAAGATTTGGTCACTACCATTTGCCACATCTTTAAATTCTACTAATGATTATTTAGTTTGTATGGCCCACTCTTCTGCAACAACTGGAAATACTGGTGCAGTTAGATTTGCTATTATGCATCTTACAAATGCAACAAATGCTTCCTTGGGATTATTACATACTGGTGGGATTAGCATAAACCAAGCTAGTATTACCCATGAACCTAATCAAATGATTTATTCCACAACATCTGGAGCTTGGCCTGCAACTATTGCTAGAAGTCAATTTTCACAAAACTCTATGAATCAACTTTATATGTATTTAGAAGGTTAATTATGGCAACTTATTCAGAAATCATGGGAATTGTATCTTCAGCCACTGGCGATGCGCTGAAACTCCAAGTCCGCGTGGCGATCATCGTCGCTGCGAATATCATCCTCAACGAAGCCACTAGCACCACGAATCACACGCTTCGGCTGGCGTGGGCGAAGGTCGCGGTATCCAGCCCCGATACCGAGGCCGAGAAGATGCTGTGGGCCGTTTTGGCTCAAAACGTCGCAGCGACTGTCGCGCAGATTACCGGTGCGACCGATGCGACGGTGCAGACCGCCGTGAACAACGCTGTAAACCTGCTGGCGCAATAACATGGCTAACGCACTCGGCACCACGACCGCGTTATCCGGCAACGCGAACAGTCTCGCCAACGCTGGCTATGCCAGCCTGGGCACCATCGACTTCACCGCTGCACCACCACACGAATGCCAGATCGAAGTTTCGCTTCAGGCCAGCGCGGCAACGAGCGGCAATGCGCAGGCGGTGATTTACGTCCGCAGCAGCCTGGACGGCACCAATTTCTCCGTTGCCCCCAGCAGCACCGATGCCGTGAACTCACGATTCCTCGGTGTGCTGAAACTACCCGACACCACAGCACGGCGTTCGGTGGCATTCCCGCTGTCGCCGCTGTTCGGTGGTGCGCTGCCCCAAAAGGTCGAGGTCTACATCCTCAATGACTGCGGTGTTGCCCTCGCTGCAACGGGGCAGGTCGGGCAGTACAGAACCGAGACTTTCGGCTAATGAGCTTTCGCCGGTCAGTGCCGTGGACGCAGCAGCCGCAGATTGCGGTGGGGGTGAACTGGGCGAATCCGATCAGTAACGGCTTGCTGATGTGCGTGGTTGGAAGCAATCCATCCCGCAATCTGGCCGGGCAAGGTTCCATCGTCTTCACTGGCGGAATACTCACTGGGGTAGGCGTGGCGGGCCAATTCGCGGACAACACTCTTGGCCGTTACTTTGACTACACGCCACCATCTACTCTGACGGCCGCGACGATCCTGTCAGTGGAGGGTCGCTATACAGGGATGACGGAGATTTCACCCTGGCGGACGAACGAGTCTGAGAACGATTATTCTCCCTACAGCGACGGCAATTACTATTTCAATACCTGGGGAACCTCCCGCTACATCACCGCAGCCGCTGCTCCAAGTGGAACGAATTCCGCCGCCTATGTCGTTGCTGCGCGGGGATCGGCTGGCGCTCAGTCAGTATTCGTCAACGGCCAGCAGATTGGGTCAGCAGCGCAGACGTTTACAGCTAACGCTTCGATCCGGTTCGGATACGGGATCAACACCAGTAACCCAGCAACGGGATCAAACTCATTTCTACGTGTTCTATGGGGCCGGTCAATCAGCGATGCAGAAATGGCAAGCATCAGCACGAACCCCTGGCAACTCTTCGCCCCCCTGTCCCGCCACCTTGCCTTTTCAAATCCAATACAATATCCTATATTTTATTTACAGGCTTAAATGCAACCACAAATAATTAGTTCATATGATGGAGGAAAGCATAGTGCAGACCTCGATCAAACAATTAGTAGACTTACCTTAGAGGGTGGTTATAAAGACCTATCCTGCATTCAAATCGTTCCGTGCTTTGGCAGTATTCCTACCCGTGCTGTATCTTCTTGGCTTAGCCTGTACACTCCTCCTAATGCTAAGTTTACACGTCTTTTTGCTGTAGGAATGGAAGTTGGGGTTGCTTTTACTAGTGCTATTGAATCTATTTTAGCCCATTCTGAGTTATCTCAATGGAAATACATTGTAACTTTAGAACATGATAATATTCCTCCTCCAGACGGCATTGTAAAACTTCTACAACAAATGGAAACTCATCCAGAATATGCATGTATTGGTGGGCTATACTTTACTCAAGGCCCTGGTGGATGTGCCCAAATTTGGGGAGATCCTAAAGACCCCGTATTAAACTTTAGACCACAAATTCCAATTCCAAATACTTTACAAGAATGCTGTGGTACTGGAATGGGATTTAATGTATGGCGTTTAGATATGTTTAAAGATATTAAACTACGTCGTCCTTGGTTTAAAACCCAGACAGAAAATGGTGTCTCAACACAAGACCTTTATTTCTGGAGTGATGCTAGGAAACATGGCTATCGTTGTGCTATAGATACTAATGTTAAGGTTGGACATTACGACTTAGATGGTAAAAGGGGCGGCATTGCCGACATGGTATGGTAAAACTAGACATTGGTTGTGGTAAGAATAAACGTGAAGGATTTCATGGGGTAGATCAATATCCTATGGAAGGTGTTGATACTGTACTTAAAGTCGGTAGTGACCCCTGGCCGTGGGAAGATGGTTCCGTGGAAGAGTTACATGCTAGTCATTTTGTAGAACATCTTACAGCAAAAGAACGTACTCATTTCTACAATGAAGCCCATCGTGTGATGGCCCCAGGAGCAAAGGCCACTATCATTACTCCACACTGGGCATCTAATCGTGCGTATGGTGACCCCACACATCAATGGCCTCCAGTAGCAGAGATGTCTTTTTACTATCTTAAACAAGACTGGAGAGATACGCAAGCCCCACATACAGATAAGAAATGGAATCCAGAAGGATTTTCTTGTAACTTTGAAGCATCCTGGGGATATTCCTTTAGCCCAGAACTATCTGTTCGTAATCAAGAATATGTTCAATTTGCTTTAGCTAATTATAAAGAAGCTGCTCAGGACTTACATGCTACTCTAATCAAAAGGTAAGTAATGACCACTGCATTTCAATCAGACAGTTTCCAGACTAATGCTTTTCAGATTGATACTGCTAGTGGTATATATACAATTACCCCTTCTGGAAATATTACATTCAGTGGTACTTCCTTATTAGTAAAAAATAAGATTTATCTTCCTAGTGGAAATATAACTTTTAGTGGGTCTGTTACTGCATTACATATTAGACAGATTACTCCTAGTGGTAATATTACATTCTCAGGAAGTTCTTCTGTAGTTCATTGGAGAACTATTACTCCTAGTGGGCTTATTAGTTTTTCTGGCACCAACCTTACTACCCACCAAAAAGTATACATTCCTTCTGGTACAATTACTTTTAGTGGAACAGCTCCATTAAGTTTTAATGGTTCTCAGACTTATACAATATCTCCTACTGGATCTATTACATTCTCTGGAACTGCTTTAGTTATAAAGAATAAGATTTACCTGCCAAGTGGCTTGTTACAGTTTGCTGGTAGTGCCGGTCTAGTTAAGACACACATCATGCTACCATCTGGTTTGATTACTTTTTCTGGTACTGCTCCTATTTCGTTGGTCCCTGCTGGGG